ATTTCTTGAACAATTTGGTCATTCTCGGTATCAACAAACGTTACTGTAACGTCATTCCATTTGATACCACCGGGAAACTTATAAGTGTTTCCAAGGAACTTATGTTCACCTACAGTAATATCAGCATTTGGCTTGTTTACTGATTTTGCTAAAATTGTTGGTAATCTTCCAACAAATACTAGAAACTTATGTTTTCTCTTTGGTTCTAAACCTGCGTCACTCCAGAATGCCATATCTTAATCTCCCTTTATATTATATAGTGTTAATCGTTAAAAGAAGCACCAGAACCTGCAATAACGAAGTCAATTGCAATATATTCTATAGCTCTTGCTGGTTTGACGTAAATCTTAGCATAGACAATATTTCTATCAACCAAATCTGGTGTTGTAGTTGTATTATCGAGAATCAAACGATATTCTGTAATACCGAGTCTTGACTTAACACTATCCAGCAATGATTCAGCTTGTGACTTGAAACGGTTCCAAGTTACAGATACATTTTGGTCGAATAGGATTGTTGAAGCAATGATTGAAATTTGTCTCTTCAAGTAAATAACCAATCTACGAACATTGATTCTATCGAGAGCAGATGGTGTGATTTGTAATGTCTTTTGTCCAAAGATTACAATACCTTCTGCTGGGAATGAAGCAATTGGATTAATGTTTGCTTCGTATAGTTTATCACGTTCATCTGAGTTCAAGCGTTGTGAGACACCAATTACTGGTACACCACCACGACCTTCTGAAAGACCACCACGGGTAAATCCTGCTGGTGCAAACCATAATTCTTGAGTTGCTTGACCGTATGAGATAGCACCGAGAGCTACAACAGATGGTGGTACAAATAGACTTCTATTGCTGACAGTATCTCTAATTTGTACCCAAGGGAAATATGTTGCACCATAACTTGAATTGATGCCTCTTGCTTGAAGAGTAGAAATTACAGTATCTACAGAACCTAAGCGGTCTATAGCAGAAGCTTCATATGATTCGTGCTCTGGAACATATACATCTGGTAAGTCAACTATTGCCATTGCATCTGCTCTTGACTCACAAGTATTAATCAAGTGAGTTGTAAGAGCTTCTTTAGTGATACCGGGAACTGTAATAATGTCTGTTACCAATGTCTCTGGGTCTGCACAGGTATCGATTGCTCTACGAACTGAGTGATACTCATAACTTGTTACGTCTGAGCTTCCGATTGCTCTGTTAGCAAATGGGTCAGACTCTATAATATCTAGACCATCAAAACCGCCAATAAATGGCATTGTGAATTTGCTATAACCAGCATCAAGTACATAACTATAGCCACCAGATACTGCTGTATAAGAAGTGCCAGCAAGTCTTGAACCAGCTACATATACAGCACCACCGCCAGCAGTTACTTCTGGTTTAACATCGTCTAGTGTGAATACAAAAGAGTTTTCTGTATAAGTTTGGCCGTCTGCTGAGTAAGAATCTACTGAGTATGCCTTTGCTCTAACTAAATCAATGTATGATTGGTCAAAGGTTGTAGTTGAACCGATAGCTGTTGTCTTGATACCGAAGTATGCTTTCGTTGGGTCTGAAAGACCTACAGAAGAAGCTGACGCTATTAATGGTAGAGTTGGATATACAAATGAGGCTGTCAAAGCTGTAAGCGTACCAGAAGCAGCAGCTACAAACTTGCTACCATTTGCATTTCTAATTGCAGATGCTGTAAGAACATTGTTTGTTGTAGAAAGTGTACCAGTTACGATTGTAGCTGTTTTATATCTTGGTGGTCCAAAGAATCCGAATGGGAGATAGGCTGCATCTATCAAACCAAGTTCTACTGAGTTGTCTAACTCAACATAAATATGTCTTGAAATTAATGGGTAAGTACCGATTTGTCTGAATCTTCTTTCAGAATCTGACCAATCCAAATATGTATCACCAATTCTTCTAGCGATAAAGTTTTCAGATGCTGGGTTTAAATCAAGACCAGTATATCTCTCAATAACTTTTTGAACAGCATCTGTATCATTTGCTTGACGGATGCTTAATGAGAAAGTTCCATATGGGTTATATTGTGGATTTGCTGGTGGCTTGATATTGTAGATTGAAATCTTGAGGTTTTTGCTTTCCCATTCTCCAGAATCAATTGCTACTAAGCGGAACAACTTTTGTTGTGCAGTTACAGAAAATGATGCATAGTTACCATTTAAATCTTGACCAAATACCCAACCTGTCTTAGCTGGTTGCATTGGCTTTCTATAATCAGCAGTATTTACAACACTATTTTGTAATGGAGCAATAAAGCCAACACAACCAGTAGAAACATTTAAAATATTTTGTAGTGACAAATCAAATGTCTCTCCAAGCCAATATTTCTCAAAAGATTGTGATGAAGTAGGTGTTATATTCTGATTGGTTAATACAGGGTTTGTGTTGAACACTTTTCTTGCGTATTTATCAGAACTTGGTACAAGATTAAATGTTGTATTGTACTGTTCTGTACCATCGCTATTATATATAATTGCTTTAAACTCATTACTGTCTGTACCAGTACCAAGAATAAAAATGCTTGAACCAGAAGTTGCAGAACTAGTTAGGTTGTTACCACTAAGGGCTATAGAACCAGTTTGGAGATACCAAACGGCTGCTAATGAACCAGTACCAAGATTTGCATTTAAGTTTGAAGCTGATTGAATTAAGAATAGACCATAAGCACCACCACCAGCAGTTGCACTAGTTGCATTAGACGAAATGGTTTTCCAACCTGCTTCACCAGAATTTACTGTTGCATTGTCATTTTGTGTACCAAGTAAACGTATTACGTTAAGTGATGGTGTGTTACGAAGCCAAGCTTGTGCTGCGTATGCGGCGTATGTTGGTGAAGTATAATTACCATTTCTCCAAACATCACCACCCACTTTACCAGCAATTGGATTACCAAAAATATCAATAAATTGAGAGAAGGAAGAAATACGAACAGGGCGCATTGCTGGGCCACGTTCAAATCTACCAATTACTGTTGGACCTATGCCAACTGGTGTAGCGGGAATTTGAGAATTATCAATCTCAGCAATTTGAACACCGGGAGAAACAAACTTGAATTTATCTACAGCCATTATTAAATCTCCAATCTTTTTAATTTAATTATCAGTATTAAATAGTTATATCTACATCAAAACGCTTTATTCTCTATAATTAGTTTTGTTTTTCAAAGAATTTACAATTTGATTAATATCCCCAACTACTGTACGTTCTCTTGGAATTTTTATTTCGACAGCGTTTTCTCTTTTTACAAAAGTTGGAGTATTCTGATTACTACCTTGACCAGACAAATAACCTAACACATTAAAGTTAATTTTAGAAGTATAAATTTTTCTATCTTCTGCAAGATTTGCAGAATTATGTTCTATGCCAAATCCATCTTCAAAAAATACTTCAAATTGATGTTCTTTCTCATATATTTGTTGTGTCTTTTTGTTTCCATTCTTAGTTATGAATGTTTGTATTACTTCGTTCGCTTGTTGTAAATAATCACATTTAGTATGTAATGTATATTTAACCATAATAGGTACAGGCATATTCATTGTTACAGTAGTATAAACAATTTTTGTTGGAACCGCTCTTGGGTCACGCAACCCAAATGGGTTTGAAAAATTTCCATATCTATCAACTCTATTAATCACTTGTCCTTCAATACCTCTGATTAAATCAGCGTTTTGAAAGTTTGTTGTTTTCTCTTGGTTGATTGTTCTAGATATTGTCACAGACCCACCACGATAGTCATTTAAAGCTGGTATATTTGCTGGTACTGCTGAATTCTTTGATTCTTTTTTAACATCAGTCCTATCAATTGTCATTAAAGGTAGTTTCAACATACCAGAACTATCTCTAATATCTTTATCTGATTTCAATTGATAAGCTCTTTCTGCTGATAACCAAATAACAGGTACTTTTTTCCATCCATCTTGATTATTTGTATAAATATCATAATAGCTATTTATCCAATTGTATACAGCAGTATCAATTGTTTCTATAGTTGAAGGCTCAAATAATAATTCTTTTGTTTCTTCCATGTTATCCTACAAATATGTTGAATGGAACTTTGTTAGCTGCTTTTTGAAGGTTCTCTGAGTCTGTCGCAGTCTGCTCAATTAACTTACTATAAGTCATTTTCTCTAGCATTACCTTTAGTTCTTCTCTCAATTCTTTTTGTTGTTCCTTGGCTTCAGATATAAGTGCTGTTCCGTTTAGGGTTACAGTTTCGCCGGGAATGGGAATTGTTGCAAACTTTGAACGTATTTGACCTAATATTTCTTTACAAAGAGCTAAACAGAATCTTCTAATCCATTGTTTACCAATTGAATTAATATTTGCATATGGAATATTGGCAAATGGTAAGGTATTCATATTATTAATACCATCGTTATTATTAGTACCAGCATCATTGTTGGAACTCTTCCAACCATCCTCTTCTACGCTAAAATCAATCCAAAAATGTTCTGGTGTGAATGAGTTTGGTACAGGAAAGATTCTAAGCTTGTTATTTATTATCTCGTATGAATAGTGAGAGTTTCTTGTATAGATTGAAGTCTCATAAGCCATTGCTTGCAACTTGTTGTGCCAAGCTGGGATAACTTCAAATGTTGAATCGTCGGCATATTGACCATATGTAGACAAGTTACCAATTACATTTAAACCACCGTAGTAACCAAAGAATCTCCACATTGAAGCTGGTGTTTTATAATAAAATCTTCTGACTGTTATTTTTTTACCAGCTAATGTACCAGAAAAAGGTACTGGACCACCACTAGCTGGGTCATAATTATTTAGCGAGGCTGATTGAATTATTGCTTGAATATCATAATCTTGCTGCTCACTTACTATTGGAATAGATGCAGAATAGATAGAAGAATTCATACCTATACCAGCCTCTTGGGCAAATGCATCGCCAAAGTGTCTTAAATAATCAACATTATATTTTGGATATGCTAATTCTACTCTTCCACCGACAGTACCCGACAGTTCACCATTTTGGTCAAATGTACCAGTTGTTTTACCTAATAGAGTTTGTAAAGTGTTTTGTGATTGATGTAAATTAATAAGGTATGAGTATTCTAATACCGCTTCTTCATAAGCAGCATAAACATTACCGGGAGTTAATTCAATATCTAATACATCACCACCTAACTTCTTATAAACATAAGATACTTGGTCAGATGCACCAGTTAAGAAAGCAGCAGAGCCAGAATAGATTGCAAATGGAAGATATGATGTAACATCTGAAGGACTTCCTGTTACTGGCAGAACAACTGCGCTTAATGTACTTTGTGGAAGCAAATTTGGTACTGCCATTAATTAAATACTCCTCAATGTTAAATAGTTATAAATAAAAGAAAACCCCCGACTATTACTAGTCGGGGGCTTCTTTATCTAACTAGAGTAGACTATGCTCCACTCTCACCGATTAGGCCACGACAGATAACAAGACCATACATATC